CACAAAGCACCACCAAGGGCGTGAGAATGCCCAACATGACAACCACACAGAAGAACGCCATTGCCTCTCCTGCTGCTGGTTTGATGGTCTTTGACACAACACTTGCAAAACTCTGTGTTTATTCCGGTTCTGCTTGGCAGACCATCACTTCAATCTAAGGAACCATCATGCAACTCACTATCAACCAACTAAACCGCGAAGCCTCAACAGGCATCATCACCACAGTTCACTGGAGCGCATCCAAGACATCTGGTGAACACACAGCATCCAGCTATGGCTCTGTGGGCCTGACTGCTGGCGACACAGTGATTCCGTTTGCCGATGTCACTGAAGCCAATGTGCTTGCGTGGCTTGGCACGGCTTTGGACTTGACAGCAATGGAAGCCTCACTCGACACACAGCTTGCTGCCTTGGCTGCTCCTGCTGTGCTTGACGGCATGCCTTGGGGCGCAGCATGAAGCTGGAACTTGAAGTTAACGAGATTAACTTTGTCCTGCAAACGCTTGGGGCATTGCCATCGTCCAGCGGTGTGTGGCCCCTTATCGTCAAGATTAAAGAACAGGCAGAAGCTCAAGTCCCCCCACCGGCGCCAGCACCATGACCCAAGACATCACCCACCGAGAAATCTACGACCGCCTGGTGGCTGTCGAGGTTAAGGTGGACGCCCTGACCGAAAGCACCAAGGATGTGACTGCTGCTTTCAGCGCTGCCCAAGGCGCGTTCAAAGTGCTAGAGACACTTAGCAAATTAGCCAAACCTTTGCTATGGCTAGGCGGTCTGTTCGTGGCGGCTGCGGCTTTTTGGGATCACTTCAAGCTGCGCTGATGGACGCGCTGCCACCACCACCGCCAACGTTACAAGCGCCTGCGCCAGTCTTTGAGTGCGTGCGCTGGTCGTGGTCGTCTGACCGCAAAGAGGTCTGGTGTCTCCAGTGGCGGGAAAAAGGTAAACCTGAACCTAAGAAAGTAGTGGAGGCCGAAAATTATTGATCCACTAACGGCCCTCGCAGGCATACAGGCAGCAGTCGCACTGATTAAAAAGGTCAGCAAGACTGTTGACGATGTATCGTCTCTCGGCCCTGTGTTGGGTAAATATTTTGACGCTAAAAGCGCGGCTACCAAGGCTGTTGTTGCCGCCAAGAAGTCCAAGTCCTCAATGGGTACGGCCATCCAGATCGAGATGGCTCTGGATCAGGCAAAGCGGTTTGAGGACGAGTTGCAACTGCTGTTTATGCAGTCCGGCAAGGTAGATGTCTGGAACAAGATTAAGTCCCGCGCAGCGGCAATGGATGTCGAATCTGCACATGATGCACGGCGTGAGCGTGAGGCTGCTGAAAAGCGCAAGAAAGAAGTCGATGAGGTCGTTGAGATCGTGCTGGTAGCGCTTGTCCTCTTTGCAATTCTTGGGTTTATTGGGTATTTCACCTTTGGCATTCTTGAGCAGCGCGGGTGAGATATGGCAGATGAGCGTCTTGCACTGGTTGACAAAATTCTGGCCTATGTATCCAGCCCTTTTAGGCTGTTTGCAATGGTGCTTATGGCGGTTTTAACCTTTTCTGGGTATTTTGTATATACAAACCAAGAGCTTTTGATAGGGGCTTACAAGGAATCTAAAAAGATACCCACAATCGCTGAAGATCGGGTCGAGGACGCAGCCGCCCACCTTTTTAAGCAATCTGGCGCCCTGGTGGTAGCGGTGTTCAAGGTCAACAGCATGTTCGGCACGCGCATCCTGTATCGCGCCTATGGCAAAAACGGCAGGGACAAGACCAATGACGGCCTAGATGTTGGGCTTTTTACCCAGAATGCGGCAAATAACGCTGATGTGGTCAAACTGATGGCAAGTGAGATACCTTGCGGCGAATACAAGTCAGCCCAATCAGAAATGGGGCTTTGGTATATTGCCAGAGGAGTCGCCTATACATGCCGTATTAGTGTCCCGCCAGAGCCAGGACGCTTTGTTGGGCAGATTACGGTTGGATGGGCCACCCAGCCTGAAGACCTTGACCAAGCAAAGGCAATGCTTCAAATCGCCGCAACCATGTTAGCTAGGAGCAAACAGTGAATCAAGAACTTCAAAAATATTATGAGGATCGGTTTGACCTGTTCTCCCGCCAAGGCTGGGCTGACTTGATGGAGGATGTTGACAACATGCTCATCCCGTTAAACAATGTCGCTACCATTGCGGACGAAAAAAGTCTACAATTCCGCAAAGGCGAGATTTCTATCCTTATTTGGCTACAAACGCTTAAAAGCGTCAGCGAACGAGCATACGAGGACTTGAATGAAAAGAATGTATGAATTTGTCTGCGATTGCGGACAACGCACAGAGGCGCTAGAGGTTTATGAGACTTCTAGTGTGCTGTGCAGATGCGGGGGGTTCGCCACCCGTGTCATAAGCGCTCCGTCGTTTAACTTAGAAGGGTGGTCTGGGACGTTTCCATCATCGCATGGAAGGTTCGAGAGAAAGCACCGAGAAAGGTTAAGCGCAGAGCGTAAAGCCAACTCATAAGCGAAAGCCGAGTTGAATTATCCTACAACCGTTTTGGCAGGAAAAAAATATGTTGATTGATGACGAACAAGAGCCGCTAGGTGAACTTGAAATCGAGGAAAAAAAATCCTCTGAACTTCCTGATAAGTACAGGGCTAAAAGTTTGGAAGAAGTTGTACGGATGCACCAAGAGGCTGAAAAGCTAATTGGCAAGCAAGCCCAAGAAGTGGGCGAAGTCCGTAAACTCGCTGACGAGTTGCTCAAGCAAAACCTCAGTTCTAAGCAGCAACAAGTAGAGGTTGAACCGGAAGTTGACTTTTTTGAGAATCCTCAAAAAGCAGTTCAAACGACGATTGATAGGCATCCAGATGTTCTCGCGGCCCGACAAGCGGGTCAAGATTTCAAAAAGATGCAGATTCAGCAAAAGCTAACGCAAGAGCATCCTGACTACTCTCAAGTGGTCAACGATACTGGGTTTCAAGAGTGGGTGAAATCTTCACCTATTCGGCTGGGACTCTATGCAAAAGCAGATGGTGACTTTGACTATGATTCGGCTAATGAATTGTTGTCCACTTACAAAGAATTGCGCGGCGTGAAAGCCCAACAGTCCGAAAAAGCGTCTGACGCTACTAGGGCAAAGAGCATGAAAGCAGCGCAAGTTGATGTTGGTGGCTCTGGCGAGAGTTCAAAACGGGTTTATCGACGGGCTGACCTTATTCGTCTCAAAATGACTGACCCTTCGCGCTACGAAGCGCTGAACGATGAAATACTCACAGCGTATGCCGAAGGTCGTGTTCGATAATTTAACTGGAGAATTAACATGGCATATCCCACCCCAGCGGTAACAGTAACCACCGCAGCAACTTTCATCCCCGAAATTTGGAGTGATGAAATCATCGCCGCCTACAAGAAAAATCTTGTTCTGGCTAACATCGTTATGAAAATGAACTTCAAAGGTAAGAAGGGCGATGTGGTTCACATTCCTGCACCTACCCGTGGTTCAGCTTCAGCAAAAGCAGCATCTACTGCCGTTACCCTGATTGCCGATACTGAGACAGAAATTCAAGTGTCTATCAACAAGCACTTTGAATATTCACGTTTCATTGAGGACATCGTTGAAGCACAAGCCCTGAACAGCTTGCGCCAGTTCTACACTGCTGACGCTGGCTATGCGCTTGCCAAGCAAGTAGACACTAGCTTGATCCAATTGGGTCGTGCATTCAATGGTGCTACTGTTGGCACTAACGACTATGCGACTTCTGCTTCAAGCACTAAAGCCTTCATCGGTGGCGATGGTACGACTGTCTATAACAGTTCTTCGTCAAATGCAAGTGCTTTGACAGATGCTGCCATTCGCAGAACCATTCAGCGTTTGGATGACAACGACACTCCTATGGATGGTCGCTTCTTTATCATTCCTCCTTCAAGCCGTAATACGTTGATGGGTCTTGCCCGTTACACAGAACAGGCTTTTGTGGGTAATGGCAATGCAATCCGCAATGGTGAAATCGGCAACCTGTACGGCAACCCCGT